TTTAGAAACTGCGATTGAAAATTATCAATCTGCTAGACAATCATATTACGAAGAACTATCAACATTTGATACATTTGGTAGAGGGTGGACAAGAAGAGTTGAAGAAACAACTGCTTCTGCAAAAGAACTTATATAATTAAAAAGGTATATTATGTTTAATCATGTGACTACGGTAGAAATACCAAACCTACAGACTGTAAATATCAATAAGAAAAGATTTTATGTCACGCCTGAAGGTAATAAGTATCCGTCAATAACAACAGTATTATCTGGTAGATCAAAACAAGGTCTAATGGAATGGCGTAAACGTGTTGGCGAAGATGTTGCTAATCATATCGCAAGAACAGCTGCAAATCGTGGAACAAAAGTACACCACATGTGTGAAGATTATTTAAATAATAATTTTGACGATGATAAACATAAAAAAGATTTTCTCGCATATTGTCTATTTGGACAATTAAAAACTCAAGCATTATCTAATATAGATAACATCTATTTTCAAGAAGCCTCACTATGGTCAGATAAATACAAAATTGCTGGTCGTGTGGATTGTATTGCAGAATACAATGGCAAGTTATCAGTGATTGATTTTAAAACCTCTTCTAAACCTAGAAAAGAAGAGTACAATGAGAATTATTATATTCAAGCATCTGCTTATGCAGAAATGCATGAAGAACAAACAGGTACACCTATCGATCAGATTGTGATCTTAGTTGTCACAGCTGACGGAGAAGTACAAGAGTTTGTAAAACAAAAACAAGAATACCTGCCTAAATTGCAAGAAGCAATTGTGGCATTTAACAGTGAAAGGTAGTTATGGAACTAAAAGACAGTAAGACAAAAGACAATTTAAGAGCTGCATTTGCTGGCGAAAGCGAAGCAAATAGAAGATACTTATACTTTGCTCAAAAGGCAGATATTGAAGGTGCAAACGAAGTAGCACAAATATTCAGATCAACTGCTGAGGGTGAAACAGGTCACGCACATGGACACTTAGAATACTTAGAAGAAGTAGGTGACCCAGCGACAGGTGAACCTATGGGTAATACTGAACAAAACTTAAACTCAGCAATCAAAGGCGAAACTCATGAGTACACAGATATGTACCCAGGTATGGCAAGAACTGCTAGAGAAGAAGGTTTTGAAGAAATTGCAGATTGGTTTGAGACATTAGCGAAAGCAGAGAAGTCTCATGCTGGTAAATTTAAAAGAACATTAGATACATACATGGGTGAAACAAATTAACCCTTGACTTTATCTTTTAACTATGGTATAAATATAATTGAATGCGTTGACGGTTTGCAAAAAGTTAGTGAGGACGGTGGTGCGATACCACCCACCTCCACCAACCAAGTTTAAACCTCGATTTAGGGGGTGAAATAGGTTTCGACTGCTGACGAGTATCTAATCTGAGTATTCACAACCTAAGTGCAAATTTTAACTTTGCAATGGCAGCTTAAACCTAGCGGTTAATTCTGTCGGGGTCGGCAAGTACCTGGCAACAGAAACTTGCCACTTTAAAGGAAACAAAATTGAATTTATTTAAGATAACACCAAAAACTTTCTCATTACAAATAGAACAAATGGCTGTAGAAAAGGGAATAAATCACTTAGATGCAGTGACACATTATTGTGAGACAAATGAAATAGAAATTGAAACAGTTGCAAAATTAATTACAAAAGCATTAAAAGCAAAAATAGAAGCAAACGCAAGAGAATTAAGATTAATCTCTTCAGATGTAGAAGGCAGAGGAAAATTACCTATCGATTAATGGAACCCGTTGAAGTTTATTTAATATATTGTGCTATCAAGGCACACTTCTCTAGAGGAAGTTATGATTATCATAAGTACGGTGGAAAAACTAAGATAAAAAAAATGTCTTTCTATAAAAGAAATGACAGATTATTTTTTGCAAGAATTGCTAGGAAATATAAAGATAAAAAAGATATAGAAAATTATTTTGTATCAAACTTCTTGGCAGATAAAAACGGATATATAAAAAATTTTAGTGAAGATAATTATTTAAGTTGGAAAAAACGAATAGAATCTTTGACATATAATCTGACAAATGAATTAAGTCCATATGCAGATCGATTTGAAGAGTTATTTAAATGGGAAGATCAACATCCTATATTGTTGAAAGAGTATCTAGGAAAACGAATATCCATAGAAACTATGGCAATCTTGGATAATCTAGTAGGATATATTAAGAATTGGGATGATAATGATATAATATGGAAAGATCATAAAAAAATGGTAGAAAAATACAAAAACTTCTTGACAATAGATACTAAAAAGTGTAAACTGGCTCTAATGAAGGTTATTCGATGATTCATTATATTTATGGAAATGGCGAATCTAGAAAAGGGTTCGGAGTCTCTAGACAACAAGGTGTATCTTGGGGTTGTAATGCAATCTATAGAGATCACGAAGTAGATATTTTAGTTGCAGTAGATTATGGAATACAAGGTGAGATTATTGAATCAGGTTATGCTAGAAGACATCAATGTTATTTTAGCGATTGGAATTTATTACCAACAACTTCTGAGATATTATTAGAAGAAATGAAAAAAGGTTGGAAACCAGAGCAAATACATTACTACGGAAAAGATAAAGGTTCAATGGTAGTAAATGGTTCTGGTAGAGAAAAGGATAGAATTAAAAAAGAATTAGGTCTTCATGTCATCTACCCAGATGATGAAGATTTGATCACGCCAATTACAGACCCTAAAGATTGGGGTGCTGGAACGACAGCAGTACATCTAGCTTGTCAAGATGTGGCGTGTAGTGAAGTGTATATGTTTGGGTTTGACATTGCTAATTATAGTGATGGTGAGCGTATAAATAACATATACAAAGGTAGTAAGTTTTATCTACCTGAAGAAGCAGAGGGACGCAATCCTCATGACTGGCGACAACAGTTATATTTGACATTTAGAGAATTTTCAAATGTTAAGTTTACCTGGGTTAATAATGATTTTAAGTTTATTGAGAAAAGTCGGATTAAAGATTGCCCTAATGTGGAATTTAAAACATACGATAACATACGATAACATAAGGAGACAATAAAATGTCACTAGATAACATAAGGTCTAAGAATAGCTTAGACAAACTACTTGGTGCTGTTGCTTCAGAGAAAGCACCCACTGAGAAAAAATCATACACAGATGAGAGAATATGGAAAGGCGAGTTAGATAAGTCTGGCAACGGATATGCTGTACTTAGATTCTTACCTGCTATTCATGGTGAGGAATTGCCATGGGTAAAAATGTATTCTCATGCATTTCAAGGCCCAACTGGTCAATGGTATATTGAAAACTCAAGAACTACTATTAATCAGAAAGACCCTGTGTCTGAGTATAATTCTAAACTATGGAATACAGGTTTAGAATCTGACAAAGAAATAGCAAGAAAACAAAAGAGAAAGTTATCATACTACTCTAATGTTTATGTTGTTTCTGACCCTAAACACCCAGAGAACGAAGGTAAGGTTTTCTTATACAAATATGGTAAGAAAATTTATGATAAACTTTTGGCTGCAATGCAACCAGAGTTTCAAGATGAGTCACCGATTAATCCTTTTGACCCATTTACTGGTGCTAACTTCAAGTTGAAGATTAGAAAAGTAGATGGTTATTGGAACTACGATAAATCGGAATTTGAAGCACCTTCAAAACTATCTGAGGATGAGTCAAAAGTGGAAGAGATATGTCAAAAGTCATATGCTCTATCTGAATTTTCACAATCTACTAACTTCAAGTCTTATGAAGAACTTGCTAAGAGAATGGATATTGTGTTATCAGGTACCACTAAAGTAGGGAATGTGCAAGAGTCCCTTGAGAATGAGGTAAAATCACCTGATTCGAATCCTCAAAAAGAGGCGAAGTCTGCACCAACAGTTAAGGCACAAGATGTAGTGGGGTCAGACGATGACGACACTATGAGTTATTTTGAAAAACTTGCAAATAGTTAAAAAATAACCCTTGACAACATCGATGACATATGTTATTCTAACCTTAATACAAATGAAAGGAAAGATAACATATGTTGTCATTTTTTAATATCATGAAGAAAGGAAACTATATCATGGCTAGAACTAAAACTTCTAAAACTACAAAGATCAGAAATCTTTTTAATAAAGGTAATGATGTGACTTGGAAATCTCTAAGAAACACATTTGATCTTAAATCACCTGCTGCAATGGTAGGAAAATTAAGGAACGAAGGTATGATGATTTACGAAAACAGATCATCTAAAGGCGTTTCTTACAGAGTTGGTACACCATCTAAAGCGATTATCGCTGCAGGTATCAACAAAGTATTCGGTAAGCAAGTTGCTTATTCTGCGTAATACTGATTAATACTTAATATTAAGGGGCGGCTTTTTAGTCGCCCTTTTTTTTATATGTTTAACTGGTTTGAAAAATTAATAGGATATTGTGTATTAGGTTATATGGGTTATGTAATAGTCTGTATGATACTAGGAACTTTTGATATTATATAGCGAATGAGGTTCCACAACCACAAGAACTTGTGGCTTTTGGATTGTTAAATTTAAACATAGATTCAAAATCATCATAACTATAATCTAATTCTAAACCCATTAGATATAATTCATAATCTCTACTTACTACTAATACATCATCAATTACAGCATCTGTACGTTGTTCTTCATTAGTATAAGACCATTGATATTCAAAACCAGCACAACCACCACCTTTAACATCAAGTCTAACAAACTTGTTATTATTCTTTTCACTTAACTCTTTTAATCTTTTGTATGCGTTGTCTGATAGTTTTATCATTTAGGTTCATCCCCACGAACTACAACTTTACCTTTTGGAATTGATTTTTCTCTAACAATAGAACCATCTGTCTTTTTAGAAATAGGATGTGAATCTTTATTACATGTCATAACGATTTCATGTTTATTATTAACTGTACTAAAGATATGTCTTGCAGCTGTAATTAAATACTTACCTGATTCTAATTCATCAAGAAAACCATTATCTTTGGCAGTTAAATCTGGTTTAGTAAAAGTAATTGTATCACCACACGCAAGAGCTGTGTGTCCGTTTACTTTCATATTACGACTAAGTGTCGTTGCTAATTCAACCATTTTACCTTTTAGAAATTGAACTGAGTCTTTTTCTGTAGTTGGAGTATAACTATAACTTTCAGTTTGTGAATTGTAATGTAGTGGATCGCCACCTGTGTCTTTATCTACTTGATAAGGAACTAAATGAATATTTGTATCTGGGTAATCTGAAATTCTAGAACCATCTTCTTCAATTGGTGCATCATTATATATTGGTTTATCTTTTTCACCACCTTCAATTCTATCAAACTTTTTATAGTCATCAAAGTAATTATGATCTTTTGTAGTTATTTCTTTATTAAAAATATCTACTGTTCTTAGTTTGTTTGCTAAAAGACCACTAACAATGTTCTTTAACATATCTGAATTATTATTTGAATCGTCTGCTATAACAGTACGAAACTCTTTTTCAATATCTTTTACTTTTGAACCAACATCTTGTAATTGGCCTGTGTCACCTAAATTAAATTCTGCTTTAGTATCTTGATTGTATAAACTCTGTAGTGTTCTAAAATGATAACCATTAGTATTTTCAAAGAAAAGATAAAAAGGACTTTGCGTATCAATAGATACTGCTTCTTCCATAAGAGATTGTATAAATTGAAATGGATGTACATTTGGTACAACATATTTTCTTATACCACTAGACTCCTCAATGTATAATTTTTTGCCAGTATTAATACTATAATCACTTTTCATAAGTGTTTCAAATATTTCACTTGGACTACCAGTTAAACTTTTAGATATTCTTTTTCTTAAATTAGTTAATGCCTCAGGTGACATAAAAGATAATTCAAATACTTCAGAGTTTGTTGATGCATCATTTCTCGCACCAATTTTATATACAGAGAACACATTATCTGTAAAATCAAAACATTTTTCAGCATCATTGCTTTCAAATCCTGGTGTGACTATTTTTAATCTAAGATAATCTTGACCTAAAATTTGTGTATTAGTTATTAAACTATTTGTGTCAAAACAAAGAATAGAACCTTTTAATGCATTAGAATAAATGTCTTCAAATATATTGATTTCTAGAATGGATGAACTAAGATTAATTGTTAACCCTGCTGATGTGATTAATTCACACTTCTCAATTACAAATTGACCTGCATACTGTACCGTACTCATTTTAAATTACCGTTTCTGATATTTTTTCTTTAAATTCTGCAACAAACTGATCTACATATCTAGGGTCTAGTAGTTTAATCTTTCTTTTTTCATCTTGTAATGCTTCTTCATATTCATAGTTAGTCACAGCAGTTGCACTTGGATATAAAGTGTTTGATGTACCAACATCTATTTTAGTTGTAGTATGACCAGACTCTTGACTAATTTCATAATGATGAACTGCATTAACACTTTCAACACCATACTTATCTTTTAAGTATAAATCAAATTGTTGTTGTGTCATTGGCCAATCATGGTATCTGTCTTTTACTTTATTAAATAGTAAAACAACCCAATGTAAATTTATGTCACCATATAATTTGTGTGCGATCATTTCTGGTGTCTCACCTTCTTTAACATCGTAAGTATCAAAGACCGATGTATTTTCTTGTATTTTTGTTCTTACTACAACTCTTCTTAAAATATTAGTGACATCTTTTAGATTACCATTACCTTCAGAGTCGTATGGTATAACAGGAAAGTTTGAAAAATATGACATTAGTATCCCTCGAATATTCTTTCTTTAGTAATTAATTCCATTTCTGAGAACTCTAGTGTACACTGAGTTTCAACAGGTGGCGCACCTTCTTCATTAGGAGTAAATGTTCTATATCTATCACCACCATAAGTGACAGTAATATTTTCTAATACACATGTTGATATTTTTTGTAAGTATTGGTTTTCATTACCGTCATACATGTATTGTATATCAAATGTATTTGGAACTCTCATTTTTCTACCTTGTCTGTTTCCACCAACAAACTCTGGTGCTGCATTTGCTCTAAATGCAAATATAATATTTCTTACTTCATCTGCTTCTCTTTTATTCTTAGGTAAAAACTTAAATTGAAATTGAAACTTTCTTTTGTTTAAACCTTTGAATGCTAATTCCATTCTATCAGCAACAATAGCACCTTGCGCTGCTTCGTATGCTTCTCTTGTTCCTTGTAAACCAGGTATTGCACCAACAGCTGCAGTTGCAGTCTTCATCATACCTTCACTTAATCCCTCACCTAATCTTGACATTGTTGAACCAATAACTTCGGCAGTTGCAGCGCCACCCATGATTTGTCCGTAGGCATCCATTGCTGCGGCAGCACCTGAACCAATTTCAGTATCAACATAATTAAACTGATTAATATAAGTTGCTTGTGGTGGCATGTATAAAGCGATTGCAGTATCTAATCTAACAGTTGGTGCTCTTTTTAGATATGCAGTTGAACCACCTGCCTTTTTAGGTTTAGGTGTTTTCTTTCTTTCACTTAATGCTTTTCTAAAACCAGGGTCAACAGCATTTAAATCTGCGTGTTGTTGATTTCCGTATCCATTTTTATTAACTTCTTTTACAGCAGTATCACCATTCATTCTTGTAATGTATTGAGGAATGTTTGCTTGTGATGCATTTTCAATAACTGAAGTCTCACCATCTTTTCTCTCACCAAATCTTAATTCTGCGTCTTGTTGTTCATTGATATAGAACATAACATAGTGTCCTTGATTACCTACACCAGGTCCACCTGTCACATCTAAAGGGAAAGAGAATATATTAGTTGGTTTGTTAAACTCAGCACTAGACTTAGACAATGGTCCACCTTGTCTATTCTTATCTTGCAAACCAAGTGTTTTACGCAAGATACCAGATACTTTCTTGATACCATACGATGCTGCTGTTGCTGTTGCTTGTGTTTTTAAACCTTTTATTATACTCATATATAAATATTCCTTGACTATTGTACTATTTATATGTTATAAAGGAGTTAATAATGACTTATAGTGGCAGATACATACCAAGTAATAGAGAAAAATATAAAGGCAACCCATTGAAGATAATTTATCGTTCTATGTGGGAAAGACGCCTAATGGATTATTGCGACAAAACAAAGAAGGTAATTGAGTGGGGAAGTGAAGAAATAGCAATACCTTACATATCACCTATTGATGGTAAGATACATAGATATTTTCCTGATTTTTATATGAAGGTAAAACAGAAAGATGGTTCAAACAAAAAATTTATTATTGAAGTAAAACCAAAATCACAACTTAAACCACCATCAAAAAATCCTAAAAGAAGAACAAGAAGATGGTTATCTGAGGTTCACACATACGCAGTAAATAGAGCAAAATTTAACTCTGCAACAGAATACTGTAAAGACAAAGGATTTGATTTTAAAATATTAACGGAAGATCATCTAGCACCCAATTATAAATAATAGTAGGATACAAATATGGCAGTTTCAAAATACATAAAGGCAGTACAAAAAGCGGCTGGGGGAAGACCTAGAAGCACAGAGTGGTATAGAGACAAGATTAAAGAGTTTGGAAAACCAGGCGCTTCACAGTTGATCAGAGACGGTAAAAGAAGAAGAACTGTATTGTTTGGTAAACTTCAAATGTTTGTCTATGACCCAAAGTTAAAAGCAAAACTACCTTACTATGATACATTTCCTTTAATACTTCCTATTGAAACATATAGCGATGGGTTCTTAGGAATTAATCTACACTATCTACCAGTACCTTTAAGGATTAGATTATTAGATACATTGATTGACTTCACAAATACAAAAGATTTAAATAAAAGAACTAAAATACAGACAAATTATAACCGACTAAAACGAGTAAGATTAATCAAGCCTACACTGAAGAGGTATCTAAATAGTAGGGTAAAAAGTGATTTTAGAATAATAGATGCTGACGAATGGACTATTGCAACACTATTGCCAGTGGCAAGATTTAGAAAAGCATCAACAAATGAAGTCTGGCGAGACTCAAGAAAGATGATATAAAATTATGAGTAAGGATAGAATAGACATATCAGAATCAACGGCAGTAAGTATGCCTATGAAAAACCTTTTGGCCATAATCGCAGCAGTATGCGTTGGGGTCTGGGCTTACTTTGGTGTGTTAGAGCGTATTACCATGTTAGAAACAAAAAGTACGCTAGCAGAAAAAGATTTAAATCAAGCAGTTGAAACAATAACTGCTGACTTAGATAAAAATACAGAATTTAGAATTAAATGGCCAAGAGGTGAAATGGGGTCATTACCTGCTGACTCAGAGCAATTCATGCTTATCGAGCACATTGCTGGTCAAGTAGAGGGAATACAAAAAAGTATGGAAGACATGATGAACAATGGCGTTAACATCAAAAGACTACAAGAGGATGTAAAAATTCTGCGTGATGATGTTGAAAAATTAAAAGACAGTAATAGAAATATTATATATCAAAACGGAAACGGAAAAACTCAATGAAAAAAATAACAACACTTATATTTTTATTATTGTTTACCTCAAGTGTATTTGCACAAAAACTTTATGTTGGTGGTGAGAAGTATGAAAAAGATGGCGTTGTTGCATTGATATTACACTTAAATGGTAAGATGATTGAATGGGTCTATAAAGAAAACATAGGTCAATGTTTGAAATCAAAAAGAATAGCATCTAGAGAAGTTGGTGGTGAGAGAGTTGTATTCTCATGTAAACTTGTCAAAGGATTA